ATGCAGGAACTAAAAGGAAAACCCCTTCACCAGTCACAGTTTGCTGGCGTCCGACTTGTTTGCCCTCCTGAACTTACCGGCTCTGTGGAGGAATACTTTAAAAGCAATGGCTTTGACGTCGGCCATACAATTTGCTTTTCAACTGAAACCCCGAATAAACTTGATTTCATCTTTGAACTGGCCACTCAGGCAAGGAAGTTAGCAGAGGTTATTATGGGATTATTGAACCGGAACGACGTAGAAATTGAGCTGAACTTGTGTACTCGTGATGCAGAGCCGCAAACAGCCAGGGTCAAGTTACGCAGCCTGAAGGACGTTGAAGCGTGCGAACGTTTGATCGACAAACTGGCGGCAGTAGTAGTAAGACCCAGACAAGACGAAGAGTAAGTAGTAGCGCCCCGGTTAAGGGGCTTTTTTTTGCACAGATGTTAATCCCCTCAGCACTGTTTTTGAGTCGGCCATCGGAAAACCGTCACAACCATCACACCCCGCAAAAACACCTCTTATCCATATGATTTATCTAAATAAACCTTGTGACGGTAAAACCATCACAAAACGCAACACAAACCGTCACACCTAATAAATTCAATAAGTTATAAAACAGAGTTGTGATGTTTTAAGACCGTCACACTGTGATGCTTCCGTGATGCTTTTGTGATGGTTTTAGATGTGCTTATTTATTATTTAATATCATATAGATAGATAACATTTTTAAATCTTGTGACGTTTGTGACGGTTTTCCGATGCCCCCCATCAATTTTTAAAAAAACTCAGAATGGTCAGAAATCGCCCTGATTTGTTGGTGAGTTTGTATCTCTCTCTGTTACTGATTTGGTCACTGATAGCGGCATGTGTGCGCAGGGATGGGCGCGGACGGAGCTGTGCAAAGTATTTCAGTTGCGCCAGTTCGCACGGTTCCCCGCAAACCCGCGCCAGCTGCGACTCTCTGTTTTTAAACGCTAACGAGATCCCGCTCCGACCGTTACGTAAAAAGTTACGTAATCACACCTGACACCGCATGGCGCAAGGCTTTCACTTCTGAGGCGACCAGCTGGCTATTGTCCAAAAACTGAAATCTCTGAAATCTGTTTCACACATTTCAGTTTGAGATCTGATGTCAAACCCCCAGTGCTGGCGCGGTCTGCCGATGTATTTTGTACCACCGGAAAAACTGAAATCATTTTCAACACGAAAACCGCAGGCGGGTGCGGTGTAGCGCCGTTTTCGTCACTTCCGTCGTTATTTCGTCGCCGTCAGGATTCGCAGGCGCAGGCGTGTGCCGCTGCGCTGAGTGAGGGAATGGGTTTGTTCAGACGTGATAAATCAACGCTCTGAGAGCGTTCTGCGACGTTTGAGAGGGGTACAAAAAACCCGCTACAGCGAGCGGGTGAGATGAAGGGTTACTTACCGATAACCGGGGAATATTTGCCGTTCAGCGTGTCGGCTTGTGTGCCGGTGCTGCGTATGTCGCCGGCGTTCGTCGGTGTCCCGGTGTTACTGTGCGTATGGCTGGCCGTCAGTTCTGCCAGCTGCTTAACCACATCAAGCGTATCCAGCATCAGCTGCGCCACGTTAATACTGCCAGAACCGATCCATACCACCGGTGCGATAATCTGCTGCTGTACGGCAGCAACGCTTTTTCGAATCTGGCCAATCTGCTCCGTCAGGTTCTTCCCGACCGTAACGGTCACATCTTCGGTCACGTCCAACTCATCACTGCCGCCGACAGTGGCCAGCCGGCTACCCTGAATCGCCTGGCTAAACTTGCCCGTACTGACCTGCTGAATGGCTCCGGCCATCAGCGTGGACGTGCCGATAACGCTGGTTTTATCCGTGGCCTTAATGGTCGTTTCACGGCTTACCAACTCGCGGCTTTCCGTATCGGCCTTAACGATTCTGGCCATCGATGTTTCGCTGATTGTCTGGTCAGTCTGTCGCACCCAGTCCCCGGCCTGCGTCACGCGCTGGGAGACTTCCGCCCGCTGCTGCTGGAGCTGCTCTCCGGGTTTGATATCCGGCAGGCAGGTACCATCCGGCACAGTCTGGCGGATAAATGGCTTATCCGGCCGGCCGTCAGTAAAGGCGACCTCAACCAGCGTCCCTTCCGGGGGGAACTGAAACATGCCGGAATCATTGCCTGCCATCGGTACAGGTAGCGGGACAGCCGAATAAGCCGGTGTTTGCGCGTCGGGCTTTCCGTCTGCGTCAAGCAGCTGCACGTCCACGGCATAGCGCGGACGGAATGGATCTGAAAAGTTGCCGCTCTTTACGGCTTCAGTCGGTGCAATGACCCTGGCGAACTTCGGCAGGTGCAGGCCGGAAGCCAGCTCCGGAAAATGGCTTTCAATCTGTCGCTGTACCGGTGATTTCTGCAATGGCTTGCCGGTGGCGCGGTTGCGGGGTGTCCAGGTAACGGTCATCGTGTCATTGGTCAGATGAACCTTTGTGACGCGCTCACCGTTCATTTCAACGCCCGGCCGCAGGCTCTGGATAACCGGCAGCGTCATGGTATTACCGCCTGCTGCCCCCTGGCTGAACTCGGCCGGGATATCCACCGGCTTACCGGCAAAGAGTGACCTGTCCGCGCCCCCCACATACAGGCCGCCATCCGGCAGCTGGTACCAGATATAATCCGTGATACCAAAGGCTTTACCCAGATTATTCAGCAGCTGATACCCGCTGCCGCTATGGGTGAAGTGGGGGATCGGCTTATCCGCATAATCGGCATCGGGTACCGTCACTGTAAGCCCGCTGTTCTCCTCCAGCCAGCCGGCAACGCTGCGCAGCGTCGGGTGCTGAAGCGAACATGGCCACAGACGTTCAAACACTCCAGCCAGCTCACGAACAAAAAGCCGCTGAAAACCATTATCTGCCGGCTGCGACCGTTCTACGTACCCCGTAAACCACCGCAAAAGCAGGTCGCTATACCCGACATTAAGGCGCACCAGCTTGCCGGTATAGTCCTGGTCAGTTTCGGCCGTAATGAATCCCCGGCCGCAGCTGTTCAGTTCCAGCACCAGGCTGGCATCAGCAAGATGTACCTCATCCGTTGACAGGTAAAGGCGTTTTATCGGTTTCATCCTTACCCCAGCGCATCATTGACAGGCTTCAGGACTTTGCGCTCAAACCACGTCATTTTTTCATCATCTTCATCAGCAGACTGGCCAGTACCAGCCCCACCGCCCTGCTTTGTTGCCGTCGTTTTACTGCTCGCCCTTGCCTCTTTCTTCTCCTGGACGCTGATATGCTCGGTCAGCGTAAATGTCACCAGCCAGGACATTTTCCCGTCCTGCTGGGGCGCATCCAGCGTGCCGGTAAAGGTCGCTTCACGAAAGTTGACGGCTCGCGCCTGCTCATGCGCCACGCGGTATTTCTGGCGTTTCCCGCTGGCGTCGGTGGCGCTGGCCAGCTCAAAGATACGGCGCAAAATCTCTTTATTTTTAAAGGGAACCTCACCGGATACGCGCAGCTCTTTACCCTTCATGCCCTGTTCGGACTTCGTGGTAGAGCTGGTCTGCCCGGACTGGTCTTTGTCCTGAAACTGCTGTGTTATCGTTACGCGCATGTTTTTCAGCTGGATCGCTTCTCCGTTAAGCGCCAGCGTCGGGTTCGAGGTCATGTATCATTCCTTTTATGCCATCAAGATTGTCACCGGTGAGCATCATGGCCGCAGAGTAAACGGCTGATTGCAGCGGGATACCTTTGACCAGTTCCAGCAATGAGGTTGCTAAATCACCGCTGGAAGTAAATACCCAGGCTCTGCCGCTTTTCCCCTGTAAATCAGCCAGTCCACCGGCAATATCGCCCAACACGTTATCGCGCAGCCGGCTAAAGTCGTCCAGCTGTTGCTTCAGCGCTTCGATATCCACCGCGGCAGCAGCTTCTTCCTGTGCTTTTTTGACTGCCGCTGCGGCGAATGCCGTCCGGCTGGTTGGCACTGACAAGGGGAGTACGTCAGCCAGTCCGGCGTTGTATCTGGCGGGAATTTGCATCTTTTCCATCGCCAGTTCTGCCGCTGAAAGCGCCAGACGTTTTACCTGAGTGAACGCCGGCGCCGGAAAAACATCAACCAGCTGGTTAAGACTGCTTATGAAGCTGTCATGGGTCTGACCAACAACCATCATAATGACTACATCAGCGCTTCCGCCCATTCCAACCAGCTTTTCAGCCAGGTATGAAATGGCGTTAACCGGGCTGAGGTATGCGCCATTCTCGGTTTGCTGCCCCAGCCCGTATATCCACGGATGCGCAGGCACAATAGTACAATTCAGTGAAGCCACAGAATCGGTAAAGGCCAGTTTTGCTTCACGCCACATTGGAAGGAACATCCGGCCAAATAATTGCATTAAAGCTACCCTCATCGACTATCGAGGATAAATCCAAAACCTTTAACTCTTTGATATAAGCCATCCATGAAATCAGATTAGATTTATCGTCGTCAGAAATTAATCCCAACTGTAACTCTGTACGCCAGTCCTTAGTAATTTCATCAGCTTCACTTAGTCGGTTTTCTCGGATACGTTCAGACTGTTCTTTATAATCAACCGGCACAGCCTTAACTACTTCATTTTCATACATCCAGCCGCCATAAATATCACAATCAGCAGGCAGGTAGTTTGTTTCAACCACTGTAAAACCTGCTGGATAGAGTGTAGAAATATCTTCCGCAATGGAACGAATCACCCCCGTATCAGGTTCAATGCAGAGTTTATATTTCCGGGTAAAAAGGGAAAGCGACTCATAAAAGTCCTTGCCATCCTCACTTTGAAAATACTGAACGGCCTCTCCATAAGGCATATCTTCCGGGTAATAACGAGCTACGTTTTTAAGTTTCATTATCATACTAATTAACCTGTAATGGTGCGCCATGCGCCATTGATATAAATTTGAAGAGGTCGGTAGGTAAACAAAACACCGTAGGATGTTGAAGGATCGTGCCAGGCACGAGTCAGAACGCAACCAGTGGGGGCTTCATTTGGCCCATATTCATTTGCCTTACCAGGGGAGGTCGCGGCTCCACGCTGCATGTTTTGAACGTATCGTGCATCGGATTCCGCTTTGGTGTAAGTGCCGATATCACCAGCCGAGGGTTTATTCCCAGTTGAATAAAGTGTTCCGGTTACTTTAGGGAAGCTCAGCATTAACTGATTGTCAGTAACATCTTTTTTCCTGAAAAGGAGGCGAACATTACTGCCGGATGCTTCCAGGATAATATCCTTCCCAACAACATTATCTCCGGTGTCTGCATCTCTCAGAACTAAGCCTGGATAGGATTTATCAATCCTGACGATACTATTAAAATTCACAACACCTTTGAAAGTTCCGCCACCGGATGCGCTTACGGCATCAACCTCAGCGGCGGTGGGTTTATTTGCCGTGTTGTACTCAACAACCCAACTAGTGGATGCGCTCGGCCCGGCGCTCCAGTCCTGGCGATAAGCGACCTCGCCATGATGGGCGAAATAATGCTGGAACCATGTATTACCCGTAACCCACACGAACATATAACCATACCCGTACAGCTTTGAGCCGTTGGGCTTTTTGGGGAAGTCTGAAACCTTCGAGGTATCTGGAACAGCAACCTGCCACCATCCGTTTTTATTAGCGGACGCCATTGTCATGCTGCCATTGATTACGCCACGGATAACACCTGGTACGGCAACCACATCATCAGCTGATAATGTTATGTCGCCTGATAATTCTTTTTTGTTCACCTTCCGCGTGGAGGGTACGCGCCCGTTCGCATTATCATTAGCCTCTTTGACGGCTTTAGGCGTGGCGGCCAGCGATTCGGATTCACTATCTGTTGCGCTGGAAAGCTGCACAAATCCCTTAGCATTTAACGTCCCGTCCGGGTGATTGCGGGATTTTTCATGCTCTTTGAGTGACTGGTCACTCAGTCCACCTTTAGGACGCAAATCTGTGATGTTCCCATTGGCGTCAATGCTAGCCAGCGCAAAAACGTAATGTTTCACACCGTTTTGCTCATAGTCCGCAAGGCTGGCAGCTACAGTGACCTTGCCCTGCACTGCCCAGACACTGGTCAGTGCTCCCGTCCAGCAGACATCCAGCCAGACTTTGACTGGCTTTGTGGTGACGGTAATATTCTGGTTAGCAACCGCAACAGCCCGGAGTCCAGCAACATATCCCGCCCCTTTGGTAACAAAATACTGATTACCGGTTTTACCAACCAGCCAGCCATCACCCAGGAACGCCGCAGCACCGTAAAGGTCAATATTTTCCAGGCGCTGGCGCTCATCAATACCCGCCATCCGGGCAGTGAAATCAATCTGCCAGGTCTCTGCCGGCGTGTTAATAGCGGTTTCGCTCTGTGCGCCGGTATACTCCATCAGGAAAGAGCGTGTCAGGACGTTGCCCTGCTGCCCCTCTTTCGTCTTCAGCTTTTGCTGTTCTGGCGCATGAACAATCATTGCCAGCGTACCAGTGGCCTTATTCGTCAGCCCGATCCAGTTGAAGGAGAAATCGCCCACATCCGCGCCCAGCACAGCGGAATGCACCACAGCATTTTCATTTACCACCCCTTTACGGGTGACTGATTCACGGTGAACAATTTGCGCAGCAGGTGGCAGTGTTTCACTGCGATCGACAGGCAAACTCGGGTCAAGCCCTGGTACCAGTGCAAAAATAAACTCATCGAGCAGAACAGGCTCACCCGTTGTAGCCTGCTGCGCTTTCCACTGCTCAAATGCCAGCGTGATAGCCGTCTGTGACATAAAAACTACTCTCCCTGTAAGCTCGCGCTGAACGTTGCGCTGCTGGATTCGCTGCCGGCAATCCTCGCCGGATAAACCACATATTCGCCCTGATCCCATCCTGCCCGGATAGCCAGGTTTTCAGAGGTGATGACCTCAAACTGGTAGCGCCGGCATGTGCGGCCATACTGTCGGATAATCTGGATCATCAGCTCAGTGTTGTCTGATATCTGGCTGTCGGTGACGCGAACCAGTATCACATCCCAGTCAATATCCGGCTGGCGCTCCATCAGCTCAACATAACCAATCCCCAGCCGGTCAAAGATATTGATAAAACCCTCAACGGAACCGGCATCTGCCGCATTCACAAAGGCAAAAGCTACACGCCGACGGAACAGCTTCAGCGGCTCACCGTTAAAGCGGCTGATATCCCTGTCCCATGCGATAAGACCCAGTATCGTTTCGTTGCAGGTCAGCGGGTCAAACTGGCGCAGCGGCCAAGTAATCCAGCTGTAAACGTCCGCCCAGAATATTTGCGCCGCTTTGAGAAGCTTTTGTGGCTCGCCCTTGTCCATCCAGGACGGCAGCACCATGCTGGCCAGTTTTTTTAGAAAATCATTCATCTTTCAGCTCTACCGTCAGCGCATTAAGTCGCGGTACGCTGAGTTCACTGGTGATATCTTTCAGCGAAAACTCCAGCGAATCCGTATCCGGGAACGTTTTGTGGATCTCCCGCCCCAGCTGGGAGAAGGAAAAACGCGAGTATGGCCACGTCTTCTTCACGTCATAGTCTGTATTTTCCCGAAAAGCACAGCGGATAAGGTTTGTTACCCCAGTTTTCAGGCTGTCGCGCTGTTCCTGTTCCAGGTTGCTCAGATTTTTGACCCAGACCGTAACACTCAGATCGTGACGGGTTTCTGGCATGGCAAAGCACTGCATATCATCGCCGTGGCCATGATGCCCCTGAGTGTTGATATAGTCGTTTACGGCATCAATAAACGGGTCGGACGCCACCCCGCTATCCAGCAGAAGATACGCGTTCGCAGTACCAGGCCCACGCGGCGCATCATGTTCAAAGAAAATTCTGTCAATGCTCAGACCAGCCACGCCGGCAATCATCGAACGGTAAACCGCATCGGTATGATAATTTCCCACCAGATTGAACTGAGTGCGGCAGCGTTCGCGCAGTTCATCGTCGCTCTCTTCGTCGGCTCCCGGTACCGTCAGCCAGTTTTCTTCACTGGCGACGTGGCTGATACCGTCCACCGCCACTGGCAAAATTCGGTAGTATCCTGGGGCAAGGTTGTACGCGCCCCCTGTCCCCGTTGCTTTCACTGCCAGCAGTGCGCTGGCGGTACCGGAGGGAAGCGTGACATCTGCAACGGTAGACAGGGCATAAACTTTTCCGTTAATACGCTCCGTCTGCACTACCGTGCCGGCTTTCACAGTCACCGCTTGCTTAACATCTTCTTTGAAGAAGCGGATCACACCCTCAGCCGCGCTGGCCGGTTTCGGCGTCACGTTTACCGCCCATGCCAGCAGGCGCAACATCTGACCGGTGGCCGTGGCCACAAACATACCAGGCAGCACCACAGCTACCAGCGCGTCTTTCAGCCAAATTACCGGCGCAGTCACAATCGCCGTAATCAGCCGCCAGAATGGCGACATACGGGACGTATTGGTAATCATCCCTTCATCGACCACAACAGTATTAAAGCGGGTTCGTACCTCATCTTCCGTGGTCGGCATCCCGCTGGCTTTTACCACCTCTTCAAAATCGACCTGCGGCTTTTCCGTCATAAGTTCACCTGATAAGTAATACTGCCAAAATCATACGTACCGGCTGTCACCCACAGACGTTTAGCGCTTTCTTCGCTGATTTCCACCGTACCCGGCACAATGCGATCGTCACTTTCAACCAGCAGTTCCAGCTGGGTAAAAATATCTGCGCGTAAGGTCAGGCTGCGCTCGGCAATTAATTGCGTGGCCAGCCCGCTTTCAATAATTGAATGGACGACATCCTGTCCGATACTTTTGCGGTTATTGCATAATTCAGGCTCACTACCTGTATTAAGCACAAAATTACGCCCCTCAATTAGCAGGTCGATATAAAGCACATCACTCATTAATTAAGCTCCTGCCATTCCATTAGCAGACCCGGCGTAAATGGCTGTTCACTGTGTAAATGCACTTCGCCAATTTTTTTGCTGTTATCCGTTACCGATTTTGAATTTTTGCTGATAGTGCTGCTGATACCGCCCCGGTCAATGCCCTTCAGTTCTCCCCCGGTGGAAAGAGTATTCCCCGTCAGCGCCGGCTGGCCTTCACTGGCCGTCGAAATACTGACGCCGGGTATCTTATTGAGCTTCCCAACGATCCAGCTCCAGGACTTCAGGAACCCGCCTTTGATGGTCTGCCAGATGTTGTCAAACAGCGTCACAATGCCGCTGGCCATACCGCTTAGCGCCTTTGACGGAGAAAAACCGGTAAGCAGCGCAATGAAGCTATTCCAGCCGGCGACGATGGAATCCCAGGCTGAACCAAACACGCCAGCCAGCCACTTCACGACCTCCGCAGCAGCCTTAAACGCGGCACTGTCCATCACAGCGGCCTTGATAGCATCCCAGTGCTTAACAAGCAGATAGCAGCCCACGACCAGTGCCGCAATGGCCGCTATGACCAGCAGCACCGGCCAGCTCATCAGATTGATACTGATACCGGCCAGCATCGCGGCCATACGCACCGCCAGCAGAACGCCGCGCAGGGTTTTCAGCACGATATTCCAGGCCAGCACCGCTTTCTGTGCCAGCCAGATAACAAGGGTGTATGACTTCACGACAGCGACCAGCAAGCGCCAGACGCCGGTCAGCCCCATAATGATGAATTTAGAGACCCCCATCACAATATTGGCGCTCGCGCCCACGGCAGCAAAGCCCAGCAATGCCAGCGTGGCATACCCGATAACGCGCGCGATATTGGGAAACATCTGCATCCAGCGAGCAAAGGTCTGCCCCATATCGGCCAGGCGGTTCAGCAGTGGGTACAGAACGGGGATTAACGTCAGGCCAATCACCGTCTGAATGGCTTTCAGGATTTGCACAAAGCGATCCCACGGCTTCACCATTTTTGCCGCCATTTCCTGCGTGCGCTTCAGCCCGTCAGCACCGCCCAGCTCGGTGATGTTGCGTTGCAGTAACGCAACGTTGCCATACAGCTGTTTGACCACGGCGGAACTGTCGCCAAAAGCGGCATCCAGCTCGGCCTGAGCTTTCAGGTTGCCATCCAGACTTTTGCCGTATTTGTTCTGGAGCTTAGTTAACATATCCGGCATGGACAGCATTTTGCCGTTCACGTCGGTAAACGACAGTCCGAGCTTTTTAGCGCCATCAATCGCGCCGGTCATAAAGCCCTCGTAGGCGCTGCTGGCCTCCGTTCCCAGCGTACGTTGCAGCTGCCCCAGCACCGCAAGCTGTTCGTCCATCCCGACGCCGTAGTTAGTCCCGACCCCTCGCGCACCTTCCATCAGGTCTTTGATGGTTCCCATCTCGGTACCAAAGGTTTTGCGCATGTACACCATCTTTCCCGCCAGCTGTTCAGCAAAGGGAACTTTCCCCAGCCTCGTCGCTTCAGCGGAAAAGCTGCCGAACATCTGCCCCATAAATTCCGAGGCTTCGGCGGCAGTGGATTTCATGGCAAACGCCAGCGTATTGGCGACCTTCGTCACCTTCGGCAGCTCGGTATTGCTCAGGCCGGCGATAGAGGCGTTAATGTCTTCCGTTGACTTCACGAACTCCACCGCACTGGCACCGTAGGTCATGCTGAAGCGCAGCGCATCACGCTGTACAGCCTTCAGCGAGGTATCATCAATTCCTTTAGCAGCGGAATCGTTCAGCGCGTCATACATCTCGATGGCCGGCGACAATGCCCCCTGAACGGCCTGAGCAACACCCCACATGGCCAGCGAGCCAGCACCTATCTGCTTAAAGGCATTCTTTGATTTTTCAGCAAAGCCGGACACGCTGCCCTGCGCCTGTTTTAACGGGCGGGTCAGTTTATCAATCAGGCTTAATGTAAAATCTAATTGTTTCATTCCGTGCCTTTAAATGCCGTGCTAATTCCATTAGCCACTGCAACGCGCATATATTCCCAGTGGCGATTATCCAGCCAGACAGCAGCGGAAATATCATCCACGGTATCTTCTCCATGCGGGAGGTAATGACGACGCAATATTAAATATTGTTCGAGTCCATTCTCTTCAATAGACTGGACTCGCCTGGTTAGTTTTTTACTTCAATTTCCAGTTCAGGCGCGTAAAGCTCGTTAACTTTACCCGCTAACTGGAGTGCAGCACCGGGACGTTTTAAAATATCGGTCAGCACTTCTTTGCTTTCTGTCGCCACAATACGCGTCAGATAATTGTGCGCTGGTACAATTTTATTATCCATCGCCATTTCATTAATGAACTTATTATAAGCCGTCTGGTTTGGCTCAAAAGTAATATCCTGACCGCAAACAGTAAGATTAATCTTTTCCATAAATAACACTCTCTCTTAAATTAATTTCATTAACAAGCTGATTATGTCGGGCAGTACACTGCCCGTATAAGTCCAGATAAAGGGTTAAAAGCTCTGCCGCATCCCGCCCCGTCGTGCCGGCCAGTCGCGGCAGATGCACGGGGCATTTAGTCAGCAGATTTTCCTGATAGCGCACGTTCTGTGCCGGCTGCGGCCTCGTTGTACATGCGGACAAAATCATCAGACATGCACACGTTGGTAAACACCGGCTTAACCATTTCGGTACGAATTTCACGTGGTTGTGCCTCCTTCAGCACCTCCAGCTTCTCTTCAAGCTGGCGACCGGATACGCTGGCGATACGCGCCAGCTCTTTGCCTGTAGCGGCGGCAGTATTTCGGATGGTCAGATCAACACTGTCCCGCTGCCATCCAGCCACTGTCCAGCCACTGGCGAACGCCAGCGCCGCCAGCAGCAGAATTCCGGTCACCGTCCTGTCCATCAGCGAACTCCGTTGTGTTCCAGACTGAAGTGATTACCGTCCGGACGGGATTTGAAGCGACCGCCCCACGAACCGCCCAGTGATTCCCAGTACTCCCCCAGCGGCAGATATGCCGCACTGTCGGTCTGATACTGCCCGTTAATAAACAGATTGAAGTCCACGGCCAGACGCTGGGTATGCAGGCTGTTAGTGATACCACTGCCTTTTTTCGCATTCAGCGCGGCTTGCTCTGGTGTGCGGTACGCTTCACCAAATGTCAGACGGTAGCCATGTTCGTCAGCCCACTGAATAAGATTTGCCACCATCACGGTAAAAAGCTGCTGTTTTTCGCTCAGAGTCATTTCCCTGTCCCTTTACTCAGAAAACCACCGATCCCTTTTTTACGCAGCCAGGCTTCTACGCCATTCAGACCCAGAATCCCCAGCCCCGAACCAATGCCGACCAGCGCCAGCGGATGAATGTCGGGTACCACATACAGCGCCACCCCGGCCAGCAGTGACAGCGCACTGCCAACAATCAGACGACCAGCCAGTAAACGAACGGTGATCGGTTCACCGCTGTTCAGCATCTTTCCCAGTGCAATCAACGCCCCCATGATGGCCAGCGCAATAAATCCCTTTTCGTACTCCTGCATCCGTGCCTCTTATCCAATCAGGTTTTCCGTGGCTTCCGCTTCCAGATACGGAATGCCGTCAATGTTGATAAATTTAGGGCTGGTCACGAGAAACTTAATTTTCCGCGTGGACAGCGCCCCGCCTTTGGGATCGAGATCCAGAAGGTTATTCAGCAGCAGCTTGCAGCCAAACGCCTCAACTTTCGTTTCTTCGTTGCCGGCTTTGGCATAGAAAAGAAAATCCAGCTCAGGAATGCCGCGCCATGACCCGGCAGACTGCGCACGGGCTTTGATGGAAACCAGCGCTTTGGTGGCCAGCTCCAGCTCACCTTCTGCCGACACATCACCATCCACCCAGCCATCCGGCACGCCACGGGTCTGCGCAGCGGCGGTGTTATCGGTGATATCGAGCGAAATCTTCTCTGCATGTACCAGCTCGCCATCCATATAGAAGTCGAAGGACATGCCCGAAATACGTCTGGTCATGAGTTTGTCTCCAGGCTGGCATCCAGCAACAGGCTGATCGTGATTTGCAGCGGCACCTCATATGTGCGCACCACAATGTAAATATCGACGGCCTTTTTGTTCTTCCAGACAATCGTGATATCGCCATCCTGCGGCGGCTTCACTTCGCCGGGGAAGGACACGCCGTTAATGTTCGCGGCGGTGGACATTTCACGCAGTGGACGCGCAAACAGCGTCTGGTGTGCGGCAATGCTGCCCGGCGAACTGTTAAGCGAACGGTCGGCAATTTTGCCGATAGCCAGCAAACGCACACGACGCGCGGCTTTATCCACAATACGCAGCGTTTCAATGGACTGATAATCGCCACCCTCAACGTCAAGCGTACGGCCGTCAGACCAGTAGTAACCGTCATAGTCCGGGTACCACATCGGCACACTGTAGCGCTGTGCTTCCAGTGCCTGAAGCGTAGCCAGTTCCAGCACCGCGCCGGTGCCATCTGTTGGCAGCTCATCGCTCCCCATGCTCAGGAGCGCACCGGTTTTCACCCGTGCGGGACTGTCGGCAACAGTGACAGCACGGTTACACAGACGGCCGGCAAGAACACCCGGTTCGTTGCCCCAGAGACGGGGAACCAGCTGTACAGATTTCTCGGCAATACCTTCCTGAAGCGTGGACAGGCGGGTCAGATAGTCGGCCTGCGCCTCCTCATCCTGCATCCCCTGTACTGCCAGAATGAACCAGACCCAGCGGCCATATTTCGCCGTCAGTTCCGATCGCAGTGTTGCCGCCTGGTTAATGGAGGCTTTAACGGAAACATCATCCGACAGCACCACCCCTTCCACCGAACAGGACACCTGCGCAGCTTTAACCGCCGCCACCCAGGCATCCGGCTCGCTGTCTGCGGCCAGCACATGGACAAATCCCCACCAGTTCTGGCCGGCGTTTGCCTGCGCGGCCAGTACATCATTCTTTAGCGGGCTGTCATCTTCACCCAGGAGCGAGTCAAAATCGCTCTGCGCGTTGACGGCCAGCGTCTTCCCTACATTCTTTGTCCCGGTACCGATAAACAGCAGCGTGCGCTCCACCTCATTGGTTTCGCCAAGCAGCTGATTTACCTGATTCACGGTTACAATTGGCCAGGTCATGCTCTCCCCCTGATATCCTGCGCGTTAACATCCAGACCGAACCCGACAGCCTGAAGCTGTCGCGCCAGCGCTTTGTTAAAATCTTCCTGACCAATCCCCAGGAACGCCCTGGCAGGTAAATCAATCTGCCAGGAGGTTTTGACCGGCTTATCCTCCAGTATCCGGATAAGCAGACCAGCCTGACGAGCGGTCATTTTTTCCTGTATTTCCTTATAGCCGGGCTTGCGCCAGCGCTTACCGCGCCTGACTTTGTACCCGGCTTTGCGCAGGCGTTTCGCCTGTCGCAGTGAGGCAGGTGTATCCCCCTGCTCAGGGCCTGCCACCTGCTTACGGTTGACGGTGACGCTCATCCCGTTTTGCTGGACATATCCCACGACGCCGGCAGAGAGTTTCCCCTTTGCGTTGCGGTAATGACCGCCAGCAAGGTAAAGCCTGACGGACTCAGTTTCCGGCATCTCCCGAATGCGGATAAGTTTTGGCATGTTGCGCAGCATCTTGCCCTTACGCCGCGTCTGCCTTGCCGGCCACTTCCCCCCTTCCGGTGACTGCTGATTGCGCACATTGCGCTTAGACGCAGCCTCTACGCCATATTTGGCCATACGCCACAACAGGCGGCGGCGCTTCGGTGGCGGTAACTCCAGGCTGGCCAGCGCTGCCTGAAGCTGCCTGAACTGCTCCTGATTCAGCTCTCCCTGAATCATTGCTGCCCCTCAGTAAGCGGGATAATGGTCACTTCCTCCGCCGTCCAGATATCCGGCTCAGCCAGTCGCCAGCGCTCGCCATCAAAGGGAATTTCGCCTTTGGGATCGGGGATCATATTCAGTTCTTCGGCCATCGGTAGCGTCACCACCATGATGGCCGTTTCCTGGTCGATGGTTTCGATATCGAATTCCGGCAGTTCGCTGTCAATGCCGGTTTCCTCCATCAGCCCCCGCTCATCCTGCGTCAGCCAGGACATAAACAACGCCATCAGGATTTTGGGATCGTACTCGCGATAGGGGTATCGCTCCCACGTCAGGACGGCGTTATAGCGGATAATGGCAAGGCGATACTGCCCCAGCCCGTTATCCCGCTGCGCCGGAATAAACGTGATTTCGTCCATCTGGCTGTCAAAACCCTGCATGGCACGCTTCGGCATGTTTGCAATGAGAAAATCGGTCAGTTGCTTCAGTTGGCTCATATCATGGCCACCGTAATACGTTTCAGCCCCTTAATGCGTCGTACCGTCAGTGTGGATTCAGCAATCAGGCTGGAGCGGGTTTCGTCGCTCTCCTGCCCCGGATGGCTCTCACGACGCCCAATGGATGCAAATTCCCCCATCAGGTCTGCTTTAGCGCGGGCATAAACTGCCTTACGATATCTTGCGCACAGCAGATTTTCACCGTCGATTTCCACTCCAGGCACAGCTTCAGCGCTGGTGTGCCCATCACCCTGGTATTTAGCGGCGACCTTAACCAGATCGTCATTGATTTCGCCGGCTGCGGTCAGCAGCGCCTGACGAATGGTGGCTGCGTCAATATCGGCCGGAATGGTGCGCTGGGACTGAAAATCCTTCACGCTCAGGTCTGGCCAGAAGCCATCATTCGTAAGGCTGGCATCGTCAAAATCAATCGAGGTTCCGCTGAACATCCTGTTTCTCCAGAAAAAAGCGGGCTGACCGGTTTCCACGGGCGATACGCTTATGCGATCCCCTCCACCGCGCCCGCTTTCGGGTCGGTAGTCTTTTACTTATCCAGTACCCGCAGACGCGCAGCTATACGCTGCAACATCGTGCCGACACCACATTTAGGGTCGAATCCCTTCGCCTGCTCCAGCAGTCCCTTCGCCCGGAGCAATACTTCCCTGTCTTCCGTTGCCGCTGCGCGTGGCTCTCCGTTTTCATCGCGTAGCAGGTGCAGACCGGCAAACTTCACGTATTTGGCCTTAATGACCTCATACACATTCCAGTGCTGCATCACGTTCCCCAGCGTGCGGCTGAAATACGGCTCTACATCGTGTCCCTCAACGGCTTCCGCTTCCGCCCAGGACAACACCGTATCCGCCACAAACACCGGGAACGTACTGCCGAACGCGGCCGGGGTTTCCTGACCCCGTAGGATGGCCACATCCGCCCAGTCCAGCGCCTGGTCAAACTGGCCTGTATCAAACAGCCAGACGACGCACCAGGCAAAAACAGGATTCTGCTGCTCACTATCACCTTCCAGCCAGGAATGCGCGGTAGGCATCCATCGCGGTAGCAGCACATCACGCTTGAATTCCATCCGCTCAGCGCGGCTTTCAATCGCAGCGGCGGCTGCGACATCCTTTTCCAGCGCAACAATCTGAATGTGCAGGCTGGTTTCCGTGTCCAGAGACTGCTGCTGTCTCAGTAACCGCTCTGCTTCAATTCGTGCGCTGTGGCGCTGTGCCGGTGACAGTTGCATTCAGATCCCCTTATTCTCCTGCCGGTGGCACTACCGGTGCACCGATGGTTACCGCACTTTCATCAAACGCGGCGTACAGTTCCGGATACTCAACCGCATAGCCTTCGTTACGCAGGTATTTGTTTTCGTACTGTTTACGGTCTTCCACAAACTCCGCCTTACGCTGGCGGGTGCCGCGCTGGGTGTAGATATGCAGGTTCGACAACGTGGTGACAATCATACGTTTGCCCGGCATAAACGGTGGGACGTACGCTGTGCGGCCGGCGATACTGTCAGACAGCAGCTGCGCGGCGATCTTCTCGGTTGGCTTATCCGCTTTCTGGTACAGGCGGAAAGATTCAGCCGCCACCAGGTCAGCGCCGACAAGCACCACCAGACGCGGGTCATTGCGGTACTGCGCCGGGATTTTGGCGTTGATAAGGTCGGAGGCCATCGCATCGAGTGACACATAATCGCCTTTACCGTCACCATCGAGCACAACTCCATCAGTGATGATTTGCTTGCCGTCATCCCACTCTTTTACGATCTGGTGCCAGCCTTTGTTCACATCTTCGCCGTTCGGGTTCTTCTCGGCGTCAGTGGTTTCCGCAATGGACTTACCGTTAAAGCCGATACGCAGCATATCCAGCGCAAAAGCCTGATTAGTAAAATCCTGCACGCGCTGGAAGAACTCACCTTCATCGCCGGCATTCGCCCAGACAGAAAGGAGTTGCCAGGTCAGCGCGGCGCAGGAATCGGTTTCGACCAGCTTGTAGTCGTTGCCGCTCACGCCCACTTTCTTACGGAAGCGTCCATCAAGTACACGACCGGTATACAGACCCGAACTGCCGACCGGCACCACCTGTCCCTGTAACTGATCAACATCAGCGACCGTGAGGAAATTCAGGAAAGAAGACTCTTCCAGCAACGCGCTACGCATCTGGGTTTCTTTCGGGTCGGTCAGCGCAAACCAGCGGTCGCCATCGGTAGCACCATAAGATTCACGCAGTCCGTTGTGGTACTGGCGCAGAAACTCACGGGCTTTTGCATTCAATTGCATATTCATTTTCCTTAGAGAAAATCAGCATCATCCCTTACAGGAAGTCGAAGCCTTTTTTGCCCTTGCTGAACTGCTTGCTTGGCAGTTTGGTGATTTTATCGTTCAGCTTGCTGAAGCCCTTCACCAGTTCCGGCAGATTGCCGACCAGACGCGCGAAATCTTCGGTATCCACCACATCTTTGACGGTTTCCACATCGTCCTGCACATCAGACATGGCGGTTTCAATTGCCGTAACGCGATCCTCCAGCGAGGCCAGTGCATCTGCCAGCGCCTGCATGGCATCAGACGGTACCGGATCCGGATCAGTAGTCTGCTCCGGCTCTTCGATACTGAAAAAATGACGCCAGCCTTTTTTTGCTGATTTAGACATTCCCTTTTCCTTTTTAAATTCCCTGACTTCATCAAACGCCAGCGGCTTATATGGCCCGATGCGTTTTCCTTTTGTGCGGCTGAAACGTAACCGTGTGGTACTTACCCCGGCAGGACTGTCAGTAATAGCCAGCCCTTCGAGATAGGTTTTCCCGGTATTTCTGAAATTACCGTCCGGTGTAAACTCCGGTGATAAAAATAAAAGCTGGCCTTTCGCATTTGCCTGAAGCAATGCAATGGCCGGACAGAGTCGAGCATATAAACGAAGAATACCTTCATCATCCCGCCAGGCTTTTACTTCCAGCACCTCCCCCATATTCCCGAAATTACGGGTATGTTCCGGCCATAACAGCGCGGTATATAAATTGGGGTCATATAATTCAGCGGCATCAAGTAACCATTGTTCTTCAATGGTTCTTTTATCGACCGTTTCACCCGCAGTGGCGATACAAATCCAGTTTGTTGCCAGTTGTGAACCTGACATATAGCCTCCGTTCATTCTGCGAGTTTTAGTATCAACAATAAAAGACACCCACGCATTCCAATTATTTCGTATGAATTCGGTTATAAGCACATTACCGAACTAATAAGATTTTAAATTCAAAAATCACGCCTGAATTGCTGAATAATTCGCTTATTAAATAAAACGGACATAAAGGCACGGAAGCCAATGGCGAAATACAGCGAAGAATTAAAAGGGGTAGCGCGGGCGCTTTACCTGAAGCGCTATACCCCGCAGGAAATAGCCAGTGAACTTAATCTACCCAACCGGCGTATCGTTTATTACTGGGCGGAAAAATATTGCTGGGCGGAACTGCTCAGCCATGAATCGACGGAAGACGCACTTAATCGCCGCGTGCAGTCGCTGACGCTACGTGAGGGCAAATCGGAGCTGGAGCTGCGCGAGCTGGACAGTCTTGTCGCCCACCTGGTGAAACTCCGTGCGCAGCATAATAAACATCAGGAAAAGCTGGCCGAAATTAAACACAGCGAAGGTGACGCAGCTGCACCGCGCCAGTCTGGTGACGGTGATAAATCTCGTAAGCGTGGGAAGTACAAAAAGAACGATATCAGCAAACTCACGCAGGATGATTTTGACCGGTTCGCCGAGGAGACTCTTTTCGGGTATCAGAAGCACCTGCGTGCCAATCTTCACCAGCAAATCAGGAACATCCTCAAAAGCCGTCAGATTGGTGCGACCTGGTATTTTGCGATAGAAGCGTTTGAAAATGCGGTTATGACGGGCGATCCGCAAATTTTCCTCTCTGCATCCAAAGCCCAGGCGGAAGTCTTCCGCAGCTACATCGTGAACATCGCAGAGAAGTATTTTGGGGTGGAACTCAGCGGCAACCCTATTCGCCTGTCCAACGGCGCAGAGCTGCGCTTTTTGTCCACCAACAAAAATACCGCGCAGTCCTACAGCGGCCATTTGTACTGTGACGAATATTTTTGGGTACCTAACTTCGCCAAACTGAATGAAGTGGCCAGTGCGATGGCTACCCACGACAAATGGCGCACCACCTACTTTTCCACACCCAGCAGCAAGACACATCAGGCGTATCCGTTCTGGACGGGGGAAGAGTGGAAACGCGGAGACAAAAAACGCGCACGGATCGAGTTTCCAACGGATAAGGAGCTGCGCAACGGGGGGCAGCTATGCCCTGACGGTCAGTGGCGCTACATCATCACGATGGAAGACGCGATTGCCGGTGGCTTTAACCTGGCCAGCATCGAGAAGCTACGCAACCGCTACAACCGCGACACGTTCAACATGCTTTACATGTGCGTGTTTGTCGACAGTAAGGACAGCGTGTTTTCGTTCTCCCATGTTGAACGCTGCTGTGTGGATCCTGCCACCTGGGAAGACCATGACGAAAACCTGCCGCGACCGTTCGGCAACCGTGAGGTATGGGCGGGCTACGATCCGGCTCGCAGCGGTGACACGTCCACCTTTGTGATTATCGCGCCCCCCATTCTGGCCGTGGAAAACTTCCGCGTACTGCGGGTCTTTCACTGGCAGGGAATGAACTGGAAATGGCAGGCGGCACAGATTAAGAAGCTGTTTGGTCAGTACAACATGACCTATATCGGCATTGATATCACCGGGCTGGGGAGCGGTGTCTTTGAAGACGTTCAGCACTTTGCCATGCGCCAGACCGTCGCGATCCGCTACGGCGTCGAGACTAAAAACCGCCTGGTGATGAAGATGATCGACGTTATCGAAGACGGCCGCGTGGAATGGGATAAGGAGCAGACCGAAATCGCCGCCAGCTTTATGACCATCCGCCGCACGGCTACGGCTAGCGGCAACGCGATGACGTTCGTCGCCGACCGCACAGCAGAAACAGGCCACGCAGACAGTTTTTGGGCTATCGCCCACGCTATCGACAATGAACCACTCAATTACGGGAACCAGCGTAAATCCCGCTGGGGAAACTTAGGGAAAACAGCATGAAGAAACGCAAGTTCCGGGAGCGCCGCAGCGCCCCAAAACAACGCCATATGAGCCTCATCAGCCTGGGTAAACCTGAACCTATCCTTACCACCGGCACAAACTACACCGACGTGTGGTACGACAATGAGGCAGAGCACTGGACGCTACCAATTGACCGGCTGGCACTGGCGCAGCTGGTAAACCTCAACGCACAGCATGGCGGCGTGCTGTATGCCCGCCGCAACATGGTGACGGCAAATTACGAAAATGGCGGTCTGACGCATGAACAACTGGGCGCAGCAGTATTCGACTGGCTGACGTTCGGTGATGTGGCCATTCTGAAAGTACGTAACGGATGGGGGGATGTAGTGGCGCTATATCCACTGCCGGCGCTGTATACCCGCCAGCGTAAAACGGGAGAATTCACCGTGTTGCAACAGGCTGAACCGATGGTTTACCCACCTGAAGATATTATCTATCTCAAGCAGTACGATCCCCAGCAAGCCGTATATGGCCTGCCGGACTACATCAGCGGTATTCACTCCGCACTGCTAAACGGTGAGGCGACAATCTTCCGCCGTCGCTACTATCACAACGGTGGCCACACGGGCGGCATGATTTATTGTAACGACCCGAATATGACCGATGAGGTAGAAGAAGAGATTATCAGCAAGCTGGAACAGTCAAAGGGGATCGGGAACTTCAGCACCATGTTCGTGAACATCCCCAAAGGCGATCCGGATGGCATTAAATTTATCCCGATTGGCGATATCAGCGCCAAAGATGAGTTTCAGAACATCAAGAGTATCAGCGCACAGGACGTTCTGACCGCGCATCGCTTCCCGGCCGGACTGGCGGGGATTATCCCGACGAACGGCGCAGTGATGGGAGATATTGAGAAAGCGGCTAAAACCTACCGTAAAGCTGAAATTTTACCCATTCAGCGCATGTTTGCGGCGGCTGTCGCTAATCAGCCGGAAATTCCACAGCATTTGTACCTGAATTTCCTGAAAGACAGTGAGCTGGAAGGTGATTAATGCTCCCAAAAAGGCTAAAATATAGGCGTTTTCAGGGTCATGGAGCGCGGAATATGCGGGTACTAAAAGTAAAATGTCCGGAGTGCGGGGCAAAAGCGATCATCAAAAAGACGAATCCCAAGCATCCCCATATTTCAGATATTTACTGCGCCTGTTCTGACGTGGAATGCGGCCATACCTTCGTGCTTAACCTGACGTTCTCCCACACGTTAAGCCCCAGCGCCAAGACCGGGGACTTGATGGTACAGACGATCCTCAATTCCTTCTCGCCTGAACAGAAGCAAATGACGCTGGACTTATTGAAATCCGGGCTGGCGGCATAGAAAAAGGCACCAACTGGTGCCTATCTTTTACACGCTTGCTTCAGTCTTAATAAACGCAATACCACCTTTAAGGAATGCGTGATAGTTTTTCCCACTTAAAGGAGAATGAACCACAGCAGTCAGTGGCAGCAAAATATCAACAACGTTAGCAAATTGCTCAAAACTGATATCGAAGTGCTCCATTGTCAGTTCATCAAAATCAGTCGTTTCATATAGTTCATCGCTAATATCAAATAACCCCATCAATAATTCTTCATACGAAAAATAATCCTGTTTCATAAAGCATCCCTTTTTTCACCACACATCGGGCAATACGCCATTGCAACACTGCAATCCAGATGAGTAAGGTTCTTCGCCATATCACCATTTTTCTTTTTCGCCCTGAATGCCAGCTTATAGCGCATATTTACATGAGTACGACCGCTAGAAAGATAAAACACCGTGTTATCCCAGCCCGTATCGAATCCCTTCGATACTTCTGCTCCTTCAGGCACTTTCTCAAGCAGACGAGTTTTAACCGCATCACCGACATGTTTTAAACAATCACACATAGAATTTTCCTCTATTTTTCCCGACTAAAAATCCAGCACCGGAACGTTTCCGGCATTCGTTGCATTTCACCCCGACCACGGTTATGGCGATCACTCACCGCACTACGCGTGGTTTTGGTGTCGATAAAGCGGCGCTCATTGCCGTTTTTAAGCAGCTTCTTAATCTCGGTTAACGTAAACGGAATACGCTGCCGGTGCGCGGCGGCAACCTCTTCCAGATGGTTAAAGTTGACCGCTATTTCCCCTTCATCCGATGAATGGTTAATGCCATGCGGCGCCAGTTCGTCAAGGTAATCAAACAGCTCCCAGAACTCCTGTACCAGAGGGTGATCCTTTTTAAGTGCCTGGCAACGTTCCACGGCGAGCGCGGTGATGGCATCACGGGTTTTCTCAATACGTTCCACCGGAACCGGCACAACCAGCGCCAGCGCCTCGAGCAAACCGACCAGCTGCGCGTGATTTTTAGCAATGCGGATATGGCGGATATTAGTGTTGGACTCCAGCTCGCTGCGGGCGCGTTCGTAGCCCTGGCCAAACACCTTCATAATTTCTTTTTCGCGCATGGTGGCTAGCAACGTGAATCCGGATACCTGGCTGACCGGAATCTGTTCAAGTCGCTCAGCCGCGTAACGGGTCTGGATAGACTGTCCACGCTTGTCTGTATAGATGTGAATGATACGTTCCAGAAACGCCTTGCTGCCGTCTGTGTCGGCGTTCTGCGCTATCACTATGCTGCCCCTGAAGGGTGGCTCGTACGTCTCGTTATTGTTCGACTTAATACCCACGGCGCGAGAGGCGCGGCCGTTGTACAGTGATTTCAGCTCGTCCCAGTCAAAAGCACGTTGTTTGGCGTTGTCAGAGGTGCGATCCCCCTCAATCAGCACAACCGGCAGATTACCAACCTGCGCAAAGTTACGGCCGCGCGCGGCGGCAGTCGATTTTGACGGGTCAAACCCTTCATACTCTTCACGGCCGGCAAGCTTCCACAGAAATTCAATCAGCGTTGATTTACCAGTTCCGGGTTCACCCACGATTTCAAGGAACGGGAAAGACTTGTCACGCTCGCGAATTTGTTCAGCGAACAGCGACCCCAGCCAGAATGCCAGCGCCACATACCCTTTTTCACCAAAGGCCGTCCAGATATCATCTACCCAGCCCGTGGTAAATTCGTTCAGTCTCGGATTCAGATCCAGCGATGGGGTGAGACTCAGGCTCTTAACGCTAGCGCTGTTGATTTCGAAATAATCTTCGTCGTTCATTTCGTACAGCCGGCCATCGCAAACAGCCACACGGTTATACAGCCAGGCGGAATAATCTTTGTTATAGCCGATAAAATTTTGCGTCTTAACCTCTTTGATTTCAGGGAGGCGCATCTGGATGAACTTATCCAGCTGTTTTGTACTGCCTGTGTAGACCGCCCCTTTAGCGATGTGCAGCAGACGCTTTTTAAACTCGGCGGAGCTGGTTAGTTGGTTGGCCGTGAAGGTATCCTTCACCGCTGGTCGGTTTGGCATGTTGACCTTCACGTAATACCAGGACTCGTCCGTAGGTTCAGAACGCTGGAAGTAAAGCGGCGTCAGCCAGCAGTTGGCTATTTCAGTCACACCGCCTGACTCTTTAACCGCCCGTTCTTTGGCTTCCCACTCCTGAATGACCTCAGTGCCAGAGTTCGTTATGCGCTCATAAGCTCGCATGTACCTGTCCAGATCCAGCTCAAACCAGTACATGCGGGAGTTATGCTCAAAATAGAACGAATGCCACTCGTTATGCTGATGCATGAGCAGCGCTTTCTCAGTCGGGCTTTTCGCCAGCAGGATATCGCCATAGTAGCGATAATTTTTGATGTCCGATTTACTGAACCGGCCGCGAATCAGCAGGTCATTCCAGTCCAGGCTGGAAGATGATTTCACCGGCTGCGCTGCGCGAACCTTCCAGCCGGCTTCTTTGCTACGGGCAGCAAAGGCCAGCGTGTGTTTAGTACCGGCTTTGTCGCCATCAAACGCCCATATCAGGCGTGGGCGGGGTTTCTCGCCCAACTCTTTAGCCAGGGTATCCAGCGCCGCCAGCGGGTAATTGTTGCTGCTAAGCGTGGCCACGGCGGGTAAACCTGCCTGGCACAGACTCAGCGCGTTGAAGATACCCTCTGTGATCCAGATTTCATTCACTTCCAGCAGGTTCACGGACGGCGGAACCCACCACTGGCCAACGTAGCTGCCTCTGATGTTCGCTTTCTGCTTACCAAAGCGCTGCGGCTGGTCAATGATGCGCTCCCACGTCGCACCACATGCCAGCTTAAATTTGACCGTTGCCGAACCCATGTTGTCTTTGGCAAATGCACCTTGGGTAAAGCAACCTTTCAGCGGCTCTGTATCCAGCCCCCGCGCTTCACGCAGATACGCCTCTGCTGCGGCGTGTGGGGTTTCAGGGGTAGTCTGATAGCGCTTTGACCAGTCCTCAAATATTTCTGGATACTCTTCCTTAACAACGACCTGATGGCCGCAGTTATTTTCACGTCCACACTTCAGGATCCACGGCTTATCTAAGCTGGTAAATAATTCACGTTTGCGACATTTAGGGCAAATACCCTGTTGTAAATACTTATCCCGCTCCTTGAATTCAAAATCCTGAACGAGCCGACGCACAACGTCCTGCTGTATTGTGGCATTCATAATTATTCCAGATGTAAATTTGAGTGAAGGTAAAAATTAAAGCCGATACTGTTTGTTATATCTCTCATGTGTCATTAGCACCCACCGTTTACCACCATCTTTGCTAAGTAGTCGCCAGCGTAATGACACATTCACTTTTAAATAGTGATGAGGCTTTATAACCTGATAGTTCTTTTTACCATCATAAAAATCACTTAACAGTGTGAAGGCTTTATTCATGACACCTTCACTTGCATGAGAGGTCACTGTTAGCATAATTATTTTACACTAGCTATTTTTACGAGATACATCCAGACATAAGAGACAAGCTTAATATTATAAACAACCTGGTCGTAAGCATTGTTTATTCCGGTATTTGGGATAATTGACTCCATATTCAGCCCGAGAGATTTCGCAAGTTCATTTACCGTAACTACCGATTGTTCATTGCCGTACTCAAAACTATCGCCAACAAACTTTTGCATGACGGTACGTAAAACAGCACTACGTAGAGAAGGACAGCCATACCAAACTTTAACTCCCAATGGTGGCATATTTGAACTAACAAAATCGTAGAAGTCACTGATGGCATCCTCTATATCATATAAAAAATCATCAAACATCTGACGTCGAATACCAGCTGGCTGACGTAACCATCGAAGGATTACTTCACCACTAGCCGTTCCTCCTTTGTTCATAGAATCTTCCAGATCGATTCTACGAGAAAATGACTCACCAACTTCACCAGTTTCAGGGTTAAAAAAAATTGCAGCAATAGCTGTAATTGCAGCTGTGGGTTTATCATCCATTGCTTCAATATCAATCATTAAATGTTTCATGTCGGTTCCTTAGCGTTGGGCAGCTGCAATAGGTTTAAGATGTGAGTTATTAGTTTTTAAGGCAGAAGTCGCGAGCGACATAAGTCCGGAGATATTATTCTCAGTCGGTACATTCCCACCGAATACCATAAGCGTGATTTTGTGAAGCTCCTCAAAATCATCACTATCGTTATTAAAACGAGCAGTGGAAGTTATTCCCTCAAGACATTTAGCCAATTGGATATTCAATTCCATTAACTGTAATCCGTCGCTATGGACAGAGAATGTTTCTTTATCAATGGATTTTGCCTGTGCATGATAATTTTGCAAAAGGCTACGAATAAGAGTGGCGTATTTTGTTTTCATGGTTGTCCTCAAAGTTAAGTGAATGATTTGTTAGTGCAAATCTGGTTCGCCACTTCTTTTGAATACTTTTGCTAATTTCGTTGATTTTTTCAGCCACTTGATTTTCCAGTCATAACGCTCAGGTGGTAACTCTCTTGTAGCCTCATACACCATTTCGCACCACTCGTTCCACAGGATAAGGAAACGCCGGGAACTCCCCGATTCACCTAAAACCTCGCGTTCAGTTACAAGTGGCAACTGACGGCGGTCTATCATGCGGCGTACGGCGATTTCAGTCTTGCCAGTACGCCTTGCAAACTCTTCAAAATTAATGGGTTCTGGAATTTTCCATAGCATTTTCAACTGCGCATTCGTCATGTGATATCCTCATCTATTGGTGTGCGTTAACAACCAAACACACCAAAAAACAAACCATAAACCCGATTTTGGTATATATATTTGGAAAATGCAATATGAATTTGGAAATTAGTGAAAAACTCAAACTTATGCGTGAAAGTGAGCGCATCATCAGCCGCCCTGAAGCAGCGGAAATGCTAGGGATTCCACCCAATGCTCTTTGGAGATACGAGACTGGAGAGGCAATACCTAAGGGGGACGTCATTATGAAAATTCTGAATCACCCCCGGTTCGAGAAATATGCGTTGTGGTTTGTAACAGGAAAAATTGCCCCTGAATCCGGCCAAATAGCGCCGGCGCTCGCACACTATGGGCAAGAAGAAACAAACTCACAGCAATCAGACCAAAAGATTGGCTAAGCATTCACCTAGCATATTTACGGGCACATACATGCTGTTCATTCGTTAGCAACTTAAACTCAATCTTTACAATATGTAACAACACCGGAGGGCTTCGCAATGGCGATTAAAAAGCTTGATGGTGGTCGTTATGAAGTGGATATCAGACCGCGCGGAATCTCAGGACGCAGAGTCCGGCGTAAATTTGACAAGAAGGCAGATGCACTAGCCTTTGAACGATATGTTCTTGCTAATTGCCACAATAAAGAGTGGCAGGATAAACCTACAGACCAAAGGCTGCTTTCTACCATGATCACATTATGGTGGAGCTATCACGGGAAAAATCACAATTATGGCGACTCGTACCGTAAGCGGCTGGAGAAAATTGACCGGGAGCTGGATAACCCAAGGGTGCATATGCTCACACGCAACCGCCTTATGAGGTATCGGGCTGACAGACTGCAAAGTGGCGCATCAGCCGGTACAGTCAACCGGGACTTCTGCGCCATGTCCAGCATGTTTACTCTGTTGGCAGAGGTCGACGAATTTCACACAGACAACCCCTTCCAAAGCGTGCGCAAGCTGAAGCTTGAGAATACAGAGATGTCCTTCCTTTCTTCAGATGAGGTCACGGCATTGTTGAATGAACTCGCAGGGGATGACCGGCGTATTGTTGTACTCTGCCTGAACACCGGTGCCCGCTGGGGAGAAGCCAGGAACCTGAAAGCAGAACATGTGATCAGCAACAAGGTGACATTTGTTAAAACGAAAACAGGCCCAGCGCGGACAGTCCCAATTTCCGAGGAAGTGGCTAGCTACATACTGACCTGCAAATCAGGCCGATTATTCGAGACGAGCTATACACGCGTTCGCGACATCCTTCGCAGGGTCAAACCAGACTTGCCCAAAGGACAGGCTCTGCATGTGCTGCGCCATACGTTCGCCACTCATTTCATGATTAACGGCGGGAATATCATCACTCTCCAGCGGATTCTAGGACATACCACCATCGACCAAACAATGACGTACGCCCATTTCGCACCGGATTATCTCACCGATGCCATCCGCTTTAACCCGATGAAAGGGAGTGTCCATATAATGTCCACCAAATAA